AATCCACCATTCTCAGCTATCAAAGATCCGTCGATCGCTACAATACCGGATGATTTCAGACTCATCATTGCTTCACTTTGACCCTTAAATGAACCACTTGATTTTAAATTTAAATTTGAAACAGATTCTTGATTCATATTTTCACCTGACCGTATATTCATTGAATCTGTTGATTCAATATTAATTTCACCAATTGATTTGCAGTTTATTTTTTCACCAGCATATAAATCAATATTATTAGCCGACAATTGAAAATCCCCATCTGTTTTCAAAGAAATTCCACTTTTAAAATATCCCTGAAGTTTTTGTTCATCTACATCAATATGGAAGAAATCACCTTTATGTGTTCTTATTAATATTTTCTCTAATCCATCTCGTTCATCAAATAATATTGTTGTTTGATTTCCGTCAATCGTATAGACCGAATTGGTATCTCCTGTTGGTGGCTCAGTTATTTGTCTTTTCTTTCCAGTTATTTCTATTCTTTCATCATCGGGATCATCACTCACAATAACTGTTCGGCCTTCATGTGATTTCATAATGACCCATTTTTTTGTTGGATTAGATCCTAATTGATTTTCTGGAAGAATCTTAGCATTTTGGATATCTAAAGCTGCAAAATAATATGGACGATTTATATTTCCATTTTCAAAAAATATCCATAACCATGATCCATTTGCAGGAATATATGAAGATCCAGCATAATAACATTCATCTGAATTTTCAGTATTTCTACCACCAATTGGATTATTTGCAGGTCTGGACCAAATGCCTGTATCATCCGGTATATCTGGCATTAGATCTGGTATCCAAACCATAACTCTACCAAATTGATCTGGATCATTATTATTCACAACTTTCGATCGATAAAATCCATGGTATTTATTTGATTTCATTATTTATCATCCTAAATTTTAAATTTCCAGAATCCCAAATTCTATCTAAACCCTCTTGTTGTCTTAAAATCCATTCGGTTACATCTTTGGGTTCATCTGGTCTTTTTCTAAAATTGAATCTATGAATTCTTTTCATATTAACTATATAAAAATAATTTGGTTTTGTAACTGAATTTAATTCGAATCCAATCTTAAAATATAAATTTCCTTGACTCCATCTTCTGTCAGCATATGAAAATATTTCTTTCCACATATATCTTTTCTTAAAATAACTCAATAATTTACCAGCTATTCCAGGAATATGATAATTTGAATTTGAACAAAATCTCGATAATTCCCAAACACCTTCTATATTTTTAGCTCCCTTTGAAATATTTCCTTTGGAGAATGTCATAACAGCAACTAATTGCCAATCATAAAAGGCACCAATTTTAATTCTGGAATTGTCTGTTCCTTGGATATGGTATTTATTTAGAAATTCATTTTTTAATCTTGGATCTATTTGAATTATTTCACATTTTCTAGCATGAATTCTTTTTGTATTATTAACTTTTAATAATTGTCTTAATCTGGATTTAACTATTTCTTTTTTATTTATCCACTCATCTTCGAATATGTGAACTAGTACTATGTTTTTAGATTCACATAATTCAGTTTTATTTAAATGATAATTTCTATTTTTATTTCCACTAGCCTCAGAATGCCAATACAAACCGTTAAATTCTATGGCAATATTCTTTGATGGAATATAAATATCTAATTCTTTTCCATTTAATATAGTTCTGTCATTTTCTATAATTTCCAATGGTTCAATAGATTTAATAAAATCTGATAATTCAATCTCATCCGAAGATCTATATTTAGGAAAGCATTTAGGACATTTTCCACACTCTTGATATAAATTAAAATAAGTTGTTTCAAATATATTATCACAGGTTTTACATTTTAACTTTAATAATTCTCTGGCATTATTATAATTAGATAATAATTCTAATTTATTATATTTTAATAATTCATAAAGTTTAATATTTATATTTTTTATTCTGGTTTCTTCTATTTTTTCTTTTATTTCTTTATTTTGACCTGGATTTCTATAATTATATATTTCTAAACAAGTTTGTTCTATTTTTTCTCTTACCTCTTTACTTTGTAATGAATATTCAACATTATATTTTTCTAGACATGTTTCCTTTCTTTTATTTTTAATTAATTTCTTTTCTTCTTCAGATTTACTTAAATTAATTTTTTTAATTTTTTTTATCATTTCTTCATTTTGAAAAACATTTTCACAATTATATTTTTCTAAACATGTTTCTTTTCTTTTATTTTGAATTTGTTCCTTTTCTCCTTCAGATTTATTTAAATTAATTTCTTTTATTTTTTCTTTTATTTCTTTATTTTGAGATGGATTTTTAACCCCATAATTTTTTAAACATGTTTGTTCTTGTTTTTCTTTTATCTCTTTATTTTGTAACAAATATTCAACTCCATATTTTTCTAAATTATCTTTTTTTATTTTATCTTTTACTTCTTCATTCTGAAAAACATTTTCACATCCATATTTTTCTAAACATGTTTCTTCTTTTTTCATTTTTGTTTCATTCGAATTAGCTGAACATTTACAACTACAATAGATATTATAGCCTTTATTTATTCTATTAAAAACAGTTTCTTTTCCACACTCTATACAAATTCCTTCATTTTCTTTTTTTAAATATTTATCGTAATATTCTTTCGAAGATATTTTGTGCATTTTAATATGACTTAATAAACTTTTAAAACTATTATATTCTTTTTCACATATTTCACATTTAATCATATTTCTTTCCTTTATTCTTCTACTTCTTATATTTTTCTAAATATATCTTTAGATATTTCCAGAAGTTTACTGTATTCCGTTTCGTTATATTTGGACAAAAAAGTTGGGCAAATATTTGTGCCCGACAGTGAACTTGTAGTTATAATTGATAATAATCGAGATATGTCCTCCAGAGCTGGTAAAAATCCATACCCAAATAATCGTAATATTTTAGATGAAAATATATACCGGTTTATTCCAGGCATTACTTTCAGATCATTTAACGACTGAATAAAATCTTTTATTTCACCAAAATTATATTTATTTAATTCAGATTCTATATCCTTGTAATTAAATGAAGATGCTGATCCAGCTTTACGATATATGTCGATTGACCCAAAAAATGATTTTAATATATAACAATTTATCAAAAATTTTAATTTTGGAATTTCCTTTGAATAGATACCCAAAAGCCCGAAATCTTTTCCAAATAATCGTATAAAGATGCTTATCAAAAAATTTGATATAATTGAAAAATATTTTTCTTCAATTTGATATCGTTTTGTCACCAATGTAGAAAAAGTTATTCCATACACCAAACTAGCGTATAGATTTTTTGGATCAATTCTTGATAAATCATCAGAACCCATCGCAATCAAATTTATGACTAAATTATTCGATGATTTATTATATGTTACAGGTAATAAATAGTTAGGTATATTAACAACATTAATCATTTCTCTTCTTCGAACATCGGATAATAATTTCATAATCACATCCTTAGTAAAATGATTAATTCTATTTTCCATTAATTTTAAGATAACAAACATCTTTCTTGGTCCATTATCAACCTTGTATGTATCAATCACAGATTTTGATAAATTTAAAATATTTGGTAGGTCTTTCAACAAACTAAATTTTTCTTTTACAATCATCTTACCAGTCTACCTCTTCCAATTCTGATGATTTTCTTTTCGGAAAATTATCTTGACATATTGTGATTATTGATGTAAAAGATGGAACAGTGACATTAGATAATATAAATTCTTCTTTACAGAAAACATTATTAACGTACATCAATAATTGCCACAAAATATTTGTATTATATTCATCATGAGACAAATATTCAGGCTTCATCGAGTATTTTGAATCAAATTTAATCTCTTTTGAATTACTTAATAAGAAAAATAAATTTTTTTCTAACGCTTCAAAACTAGGAGATGGAAAGGTATAAAGTCCGTTTGATGTTACGAATCTATCTCTCATATTCTCAATGTCCATCGCTTGACGAGATAACATTCCAGATTCTTGATCAATTGTTACACTCATTTTATAATTATCTCCTTATTTGATTAATTTAAATTTATAATGTCCACAATAGAATTTATGATATCATTTTGATATGTTAATAAATTTATTGTATTTTCCACATTCTAAACATATTCATTATAATCTTTTGATTTTATATTATGTACTCTAAGATGACATGATAAACTCTTATGATTATTAAATTCTTTATCACAAATTTCACATTTCACAAATTAAATCCTCTTTATATCCCAAAAGACCCGGATATATATCTCTCTTCCATTTATTATTTGAAACAGTAACTGATTTTCTTTCTTCAATTATATCCATATCATCATCATCAATAAATTTACTGTATTCCTTCAAAAATTCTTGATAATTTCCTTTGACTAAATCAATTGGAATTCTTAAAAATCCAGAGTGAAATTTTTCATGCATAGATTTAATAAGAGGTACATATCCAATTTTAT